GCTGTGCCCGATGCACGAGGCCTTGGCCTACATCGGGAATCTTGCCGTCGTCTCGCTCGAGGCTGGCCCTCCGCCGAAGGGTACGACATGGGCGTGAGGGTGCGGCGCATCCCGCCCGGATGTAGCGGCGAGGACTTGCACGCGCTCCGTTGCGGTGGGCGGCGCAGGCCGTCTCCCGAAACGTGTGCGCGCATCGCCGCGGGGGCGCGTGAGGCGTGGCGCAGGCGGCACGTGCAGCGCGTGGTGATCGTTCCCAGGGGCGACGATGCCTAGTCCCCAAGAGATCGCCAACAGGGCGGACAGCAAGCGTGTCCGCGCGAAGCAGCGCGCCGAGCGAGAACTTGCCGTGATGGCCGAGATCGAGCTGGCCCAGAAATATTTCCTGAGCGGCGGCGCGTGGTCTCACGCGAGGGCGTTGCGCGAGTACGAGCGGATCCGCCGCGAGGCGTGGAGTGCGGGGAGCCGCGTGTCAAGCTGGTGCGGGGTGGTATCGTGACGGAAGCGGCGGGCGTGCGTGACCTCGTGGGCGCCGTGCGGCTTTCGGCGCTGCCGCGCAATCGGGTGCGGGCCGCCGCGGGAGCGCCCGATGCCGTCAATCTGTTCGGGGGACGCCCTGGACGGTCGCGTCGTACCCTGAGCCCATCCGAGGGGCGGGAGGCGCGGTGACGTAACCCGTTGGAGATCGGATACGCCTACATCGCGCGGTACGATCCGCGCGCAATTGACATAGCCCACGTGGCCTTCGTCGGGGGGCCCGTGGGCTTTGCTTTGCCCGGCACGGGGCCGGTGCTATTCGGCGCGTGGTCGCGGGACGCCGCTGCGGATGGGGCGCGCCGGACTCGGAGTCGCCGGTCCCGTGGCGGGCAGAGGGGTGCGCGATGAGCCGCAGGCGGGCCGCGGCCGCCGTGAGGCCCAAGAGCGCGTTTGATCGCAGGCTGCGCGAGCTTTCGAGGATGCGTCTCGAGGAGGCGGGGCCGGAGACCGTGGACTTCGTGGTCTCCGTCGTGCGCTCCAAGGAGGAGGCGACACGCGACAGGCTCAAGGCGAGCGAGATGGTGCTTGCCCGGCTGATGCCGACGCTTCAGGCGATTGACGTGCGGGCCCTCATGGCGGCGTTCGGGGCCGATGCGGACACGTCGGAGACGGAGTCGAAGTTCTCGGCGGACAAGCGCGAGGCCGTGCTGCGACTGATCGAGATGGCGCAGGGCCACGGCCCCAGCCCGAACGGCGGGGCGAGATGAGCGCGGTGCGCGACGAGATCGCCGCGTGCGCGGCCGACGCGAAGTACTTTGCCGTGCGCCACTGCATGACGACGGACCCCTGGGACGGCGGGCGCGTGAAGCTGCTGCCCCCTTATCCGTTCGCGCTCGACTATCTGGACCGGCTGTCGCGCCGCGGGAATGCGCACGTCGCCAAGTCTCGGAAGATGCTCGCGTCGTGGCTCGGTCCGGCGTGGTTCCTGTGGGCGCTCGCGTTCCGGCCCCATTTCGCGGGGCTCATGACATCGCGTAAGCAGTCGCTCGTGGACGACGGGGGCGAGGCGTCGACGCAGGATTCGCTGTTCGGCCGGCTTCGCTTCATGTGGGAGGCGCTCGACGAGGACATCCGTGCTCGGATCCCGTTGCGGTTCGCTCTGTGCCGTATCGCGAACGTCGAGACGGGCGGCTCGCTGCGCGGGGAGGCCACGGGGCCGAACGCTGGGCGTGGCGGCACCTATGACCGGGCGCTGCTCGACGAGGCCGCGTACGTGCCGCAGAGCGAGCAGGTGCACCGGGCGCTCCATCTGTCCTGCCCGGACGGCAAGGTCTACCAGGGCACCCCGGACGGTCCCGGGAATATGTTCGCGCGGCTTCACCGCGAGCGGCCTGCTGGGTGGGATTTTCTGCGCCTTCACTGGACCGCTCATCCGGACCGTTGGGACGGTGCCGAGGTGGACGTTGATACCGGGCTTCCGTCGAGTGCGTGGTACCGCGCGATGTGCTTCTCGATGACGCCGGACCAGGTGGCGCGTGAGTTGGACATTAGTTTCGAGCATTCCGCGCACGGGCTGGTCTATCCGGAGTTTTCCTTCGACGTGCACGGCGCGCCCTCTCTCGTGTACGACCCGGACCTGCCGCTTCATCTCGGCGTGGACCCAGGGATCGGGGCTCCGACGGCGGGCGTGTTCTTCCAGGTGCACGGCGCAGAGATGCGCGTGCTCGCTGACTACGAGCAGGCGAACGCTCCGGTGGAGGTGAACGCGCGGAACTTGGCGTCGATGGCGCGGCGTCTCGGGTTCGAGGGCGACGTATCGCGGATTCACGTGTCGATGGACCCTGCGGCGAACGCTCGGGAGATGGTGCGCGGCTCGACGGTGATCCGCGAGTACCGCTCGTGCGGCTTCGAGAACATCGCGACACCCCGCGTGAAGGTCGCGGACGGCATTCGCATGCTGCGTCGCAAGCTCCATCGTCGAGAGGTGTTCGTCTCGCCCGATTGCGACGTGTTCGCGCAGCGGATCGCCGGGTATCGATACCCCACGGACGACGAGGGGAACGTGAAGGGCGACGAGCCGGTGCACGACATCTGCTCCCACATGATGGACGCGTTCAGGTACGGGGCGACGTCGGCGTTCCCGCTTGACGAGTCCGGCGCGCCCATGCGCGAGGCGCCGCGTCCCCATGTGAGGGCGAATCCGCTGGACAGCGACATCGGATGGGCGAGGGGGGACGCGCCGATCATGGCTCCGATCGGATCGAGGGAATGGTGACATGGCGATAGTCGAGATCACGGCGCCCCAGCTCTCAGGGGCCGGCGAGGTGCTGTTCGGGCGTGAGCTGTGGGACCGGCAGGACTACAACCCGTCCATGCGCTCCGGGCAGGCGCTCGCGACGTACGAGAAGATGCGCTCGACGGACGGGGAGATCGCCGGCGGGCTGATGCGTCTCACGTCCCCGCTCCTGTCCGCCAAATGGCAGATCGAGCCGCCGAAGGGCGAGGATCCTGGGACCCACGAGCCCACCCTTCTGTGCCGCCGCGTGCTCATGGGTGACACGTACGCGGACCCGTTCTCGGACACGTGGTCGGACCGGCTCCGTCACGCGCTTCTCATGCTCCCGTTCGGTTTCAGCGCGTTCGAGAAGGTGTGGGGCGTGGACCGGGACGGTCGGCAGGTGTATGCGCGTCTGGCGCCGATCATGCCGCAGACCTTCTTCAAGTTCACGTTCTCGGAAGACGGGAAACTGGAGTCCGGGACGCAGCGCGCGTACGTCGTGAGGACTGGCACGTACGAGACGGTCGAGATTCCGGCCGCGAAGCTCGCCGTGTTCACGTTCGGCCGCGAGGGGATGAACATCTTCGGCCGGGCGATTCTCAGGACGGCATGGATCCATTGGCACTACAAGCGGAGCCTGATCGAGATCGACGGCATCCGACACGAGCGGTGCGGCGTGGGCGTGTCGTGGGTCGAGATTCCCGAAGGCGACAGCGTCAGCGACGACCAGAGGGCCGACGTCGAGAAGGTCACGCGCCAGCTCCGCACGCACGAGCAGCAGGGCGTGTACATGCCGCCGGGCTGGAAACTCCACGTGGACTATCCCACCGGGACGATGAGCGACATCGTGGGCTCTCTCAAGTACCACGACCAGCAGGAGAGCCGGTCCCTTCTCACGGAGTTCATGGCGACGGGCACGGCGGAGACGGGGTCCCGCAGTGTGGTGTCCTCGAAGATCGACCAGATGATGCTGGCGCTTCAGGGCACGGCGAACATCGTGGAGGACGTGTTTAACCGGCAGGCGATTCCCGATCTCGTGGCCCGCAACTTTGGGGAGCAGGAGGAGTATCCGCAGCTCCAGTGTGAGGACCTGGACAAGATGAGCGGGACCCAGCTCGCGGAGATATCGAAGCTGCTCGCGGACGCTGGGCTGCTCAGGGCGGACAAGCCGCTGCGGGCTCACTACCGGGAGACGCTGGACCTTCCCCCGGAGGACGATGCCACGTTGGACGATCCGAAGACTGCTGCAAACCCCTTCGGAGCGGGCACGGCCCAAGGCGGAGTGCCGGACAGCGGGTCGATGCCCGCCGGTGCGAAGGAGGCAGAGCCCGCAGCGGCTCCCAAGCCCTCGGCAGCCGACACTCCGCCCAAGACCGCCGAGAATGGCGGTTCAATCAAGGCGCGCGCGAGTCTCACGTTCATGGGTTCTGAGGTGGTTCCGATCGGCTCGCCCGTCTCGCTCTCCCGTGCTCCCATGCCGCACGAATGCTTCTGCGCGTTCACGGAAATGAAGGCGTACATGCGGGACGAGCCGCAGCGCATTTGGCACCGGGTGGTCGAGCCGTACCGCAAGCGTCTGGCGGCGCGCATCGCGGCGAAGGTGCCGGGGATGCCGGACGACAAGCTGGCGGCGCGCGATCTGGGTGCGATGCCCGGGCTGCGCGGTCCGTTCGAGGACGACATGGCGGCGGCTCTGCTCAAGGTCTACATGCGCGGGCGCGCGAGCGTGTTGGCAGAGCGCCAGAGGCAGTTGTCGGGCACGCCCGTATCGCCCGTTCCGGTCTCGTTTCGGGAGGGAGAACCCGGGGACGAGTGGGACATCGCGCCGTCGAAGGAGCAGAAGGCGTGGGTCGCCACGCTCGCGGTCGGCTTCGTCGGTGCGCTCGTCACGGGCATGGTGAACGAGGCGTCGCGTGCGGGCCTGGCGGCGCGGCAGGCCGAGGTCTCTGCGCGGGATCAGCAGGCGCAGGTGCTCGCGGCGGTGGACGCGCTGTCCGTGGCGAGGCAGCAGGTGGAGTTGTCGGGGACGGTGAACCGCACATTCGGCACGGGGCGGACCGAGCAGGCCGACGAGATGCGGGATCAGATCGTTACCGAGTACTACAGCGCGATCATGGACGAGGGGACGTGCGCAGCATGTGCGGCCCTGGACGGGATGGAGCAGAAGGAGGGTGACGACAAGTTCACGACTCCGAATCCTGAGTGCGCCGGAGACGACAACTGCCGGTGCGTGAACGTGTACGTATTCAGGCAGGAGAGGGAGGCGGCATGAGGCGATGGATTGCAGCGGCTGTTCTGATGGCGCTCTGCGCTCTGGCGGCCGTCTCGTGGGCGGACCGGTCGCTGAAGACGATGGTGACACAGCGCATCCCGTTCCGCGCGTACGTCGGCGCGACGCCGATCCAATACGACACGCTGGCCGTGGTGGCCGGGGAGCGCGTCGAGCTGGTGAACTTCCAGATGTTCATGGACGACTCGGCGATGACGCCGACGCTGAACGTGTCGTTCCTGAACGCGGCCGACAAGCGGGTGTACTTCAAGATCACGCCGCAGACCTTTACGGCGAACCAGCAGCTGACGTACGCGCTGGCGATATACGGGCCGGTCGTGTTCCCGCCGGACACGTCCGTGCTGATCTTCTACAACATCACGAGCACGGCGCCTGGGACGCTGGACACGCTCAATGCGCTCACGACGTACAGGGCCGAGCGGTACTGAAAGGAGGTGGTCCGCTAATGCCGTACAGCAAGACAACGGACGCACCGAAGTGGGTGCAGGACATGGGGGAGAAGGCGGCGAAGCAGTGGATCGCCGTTTGGAACTCTGTTTTTGACGAGACGAAGAATGAGGAGAAGGCGTTCAAGGCGGCTGCGGCGGCCGTGAAGGGGCGCGACGAGAAGAAGATGGCGGCCGAGTGCGCATTCCAGTTCATCTCGCTTGCTCCGCTCTTGGCCGAGGACCGTGCGCTCGCTCGCGGGGAGATCCTGCGTGTGGGGGACTGGATCTACGGCGGGCAGGACATGAAGGTCACGGAGGAAATGCTCTCTCAGGCCGTGGAGAACTGGAAGGCGCACAAGCGGGACGTGATGCTCGACTACGACCACGGCTCGCGCGTGGGGAAGACGCCCGAGGAGCGTAAGCGCGCGGGCGATCTCGTGGATTTGGAGTTGGAAAAGTCCGACGCGGGCGTGGCGCTCTACGGGATGTTCAAGCCGACCGACGACGCGGCAGGCTACCTGGAGAAGGGCGAGTACAAATACCTATCGGCGGAGTTCGACGAGGACTACTTCCATCCCGAGGACAAGGACTGGATCGGGATGTATCTGCTCGCGGTGGCACTGACGAACCGTCCATACATCGAGGGGATGGCACCGATCACGCTGATGAGCGAGGCGGCGCAGAAGTCTCTCGCCGAGTACGGGAAGGGCGGGACGCTCACGGTATACGTGGAGGATGTTGGGAAGCTGGATGATGTGAAGAAGGCGTGTGAGGAGAAGGGTGCGAAGGTGGTGGGATGGTATCAGGACGTGAAGATGTACGCGCAGAAGGTGGCCGCGGAACCCGCGGCCGAGACGAAGACCGAAGGCCATGCGTCGGCCCGCCGGTCCGTCGTCCTGGAGAGGGCGTCGGGCGGCGAGTTCGCGCTCAAGGAGGTGTAGCAATGGCAGTCAAGATCCTCGCGGAATGGGTCGGGCTCGGGCCCGACGCCACGGAGGAGCAGATCGCCGAGAAGATCAAGACGCTCGGCGAGGACGTGAAGACGTATCGGGATCGGGCCGAGACGTACGAGAAGGCGCTCGCGGAGAATCACGCCGCAGTGCAGCGTGCGAAGACGGCCGAGAAGAAGTACCAGTCGATCGAGGGCACCATGCTCATCGAGCAGGCGGTGCGGGACCAGAAGATCGACGTGGTGGACGTCCCGTTCCTGTCGGAGATGTACGAGAAGAGCCCGGAGCGGGTGAAGAAGTTCATCGAGGAGAAGGCGTACCGGTCGATCCTGGCGAAGCAGGTGTCGCTCTCGGGCGATGCGGCCCCTTCGGACGATCCGCAGGTGGAGCTGTCCGTGCGCGTGGCCGAGGCCATGGCGAACGACACGACCAAGGCGCTCACCGAGGCCGTGGCGGTCCAGCGGATCTACAAGGCCGATCCGGGGCTGTTCCGGCGTGTGACCGAGGCGCGGCGCGCTGCGTCGGCTGCGCCGAAGGGGGGTGAGCGGTAATGGCCACGATGGCGAAGGAGAACTGGAAGTACATCACGGCCACGGCGCTCACGGGCGGTGAGGCGTTGAAGTACTCGGCGAAGGGCGTGTGCGAGCTGGCTACGTCCCTCACGGACAAGCCGGTCGGGATCGCTGCGGAGGCGTGTGCGGCCGCGAGCGCTACGGCTCCGGTCAACATCAGCGTGTGGGTTCCGTACGGGGAGGCGACAGTCCAGGTGCTCGCAGGGGCCGCCATTACGGCCGGGGACTATCTGACTGTGACCACGGGGGGCGAGTTCATCACGACGACGCCGAAGGCCACATACGAGGCGTCGGCGGTGGAGTGGATCTGGTGTTACGCCAACGAGGCGGCCGGAGCGATCCACGAAGTCATCGAGATGGTCTGGTGTCTCACCAGCCAGTCTCAGTAACGCTGGAAAGGAGGGACTAGACAATGCCACTCGGAAATCCGGCAGTCCT